AGGTGCCGTCAGGTGCAGTTTCATAGTTAGGCGTCACAGTGGTATTCGTTCCAGCCGTCCACTGATCAAACTGCTCACTATACGTCAACAAATTAACCGGACTGGTCTTAATCAACCCATCACTGTCAACATAAGTTGCACCCTTATTACCCCCGCTACTACGGCTGAAGGTGATTAAATTTTTAGTACTTCTAGAATCTCTGAGTGATTTACTCTTTGCAAAATTTAAATCCAATGATGGTATTTTACCACCAGTTTTATCATACATTGGATTTGATTTTACTACATCAAATACCGAGTCAAATTGAGTTCCTAATTGCCTTCCTAATGGAGATTTGATTGCCATTTTTATTCTCCTTTATGCAGATTCGTGAACCACGGTAGAATTTTTTGTAATAGATCTTACCCAAACATATGCAGGACTGGATGTATATGTAAGATCTGACAATAATTTTTTAAGTTCGCCTTCGTATCTACTATAAACCATTCCAACATCTGTAAGATTTGGTGCTGTATCTGCTGCTGTAATGATTATCATAAAGGGAGTAGCACTTTGATTTTGAAAAGTGATACTACTTACATTATTTCCAATTTTTGTCCAAGCGTCTTGGAATATACTTGTTTTAGTCATCTTGCTGATTTTATTATTATTTAGTTAATAATGAAAATATTTTAATTATTTATTATCTAAAAGACCTTGCTTAATAAGTTTAGACAACTCTGCAGTTGATCCAACAAATAAGGCATTGTTGTTAGTGACTTTTTGTTTGGACTTTGGACCTTCTTCGAGATCCTGCATCTTCTGTTGAAGTGCTACTAGTTTCTCAGCGGCGTCTGAGACGCTCTTGACGAGTTGTCCGGCGACTTCATATGCTCTGGGATGGTCAGTGTTGTTTGCCACGTCTAGGATGCCTGAGAGCGCCTCCTGACCCTTCTCAATGACATCGTATAATTGACCCCTAGTATAGTCATAATCTTTTTGAATATCTTTTTCGATATCAATGATTCGTTCAGTTCTTTTTTTGGGTTTAGGTGATTCCTTTGTGGAAACAATTTCTGTCTCTACATCAAGAGTTTCCTCAATACCATCATAGTTTTCTATCATACATCCTCAGCAAAAGTTACAATTTCATTAAATCCAAAATCATCATCACTAGTCAATGCATTATCATCAAAACTATCAATAACACCATCTGGTGCTCCTGCATCTGGACCACTTGGATCACTTGTAGTATCGGTAAGTGCTTTTGGTGTTACACTATATTGACGATACCTGCCTGGAGATTCTATATTTGTACTTGAATATTCCTTGGTGATTGCCTTTCTAATAATTGCACTATCAGACTTAGGACCATAATAATAAGATTTGGCAGTAAAAAATAATGTATAAGTTATATATCTACGTTCTTTGAAATCTCCATCCCAAGTATCATCATATGAAATACTATCTAAATTTATTGGCACATCTCTTTTTGCTTCCTGCATATCAGGAACAAACTTAACTGTTACATTTAAAGATGGTTGAAAAAATGGTAAAATCTGTTCTAAAATCTGCAATGCATCTGCTTGAGATTTTGCAATAATACCTGCTTCAAAACTTAAATTATAAGGAACTGGTACATATTGTACTTTAATTGATGTACCATCATCTTGTTTAACTTCAGTTAATTGTTTGCATGGTGTAAGATGTCTTTCTGGATCATAAGAAATACCTGTCATTTCAAAATACAACCTAGGAAGAGTAATTGATGTCTTTTTGGTTTGAGTATTTTGCTCAAGACGTGTTAAAAATTTCTGTTTAGGTCCATATGCTAAAGGAACTTTCTGGACAGTAACAACTGTTCCGTCTGGATCTTCTGTCTTTAACTGTATATTATTAAAGATTGTACCAAAAGCAACAATTACTTTATTGGTTGATTTGTTGTAAAAATGTGTTCCTAACATTAGATGCTACCTGTAAAATTGCCATATTCTCCAAATGGATTTCCTTCTGTCCAATCGATGATATCATCACCACTGTTCTCAAGTTCTCTATTTTGGTCGTAATTTGTATTATCTATACTCAAAGTATCAAATGAAGTTAAAGTATATGCAGCACTACTACTAGATCCGGTAATAGATTCTCCAACAGTAAAATCTCCATTATTATTTATAGTTTCAAGTTTAAATGTTGTTCCGTTCCAACTTGCAACTCTTCCTGTAGTTCCAGATGTAGATCCTGTTACAAGTTCTCCAACCTCATATGTTCCAGTTCCATTCAATTCTTGAAGAACTAATGTAAGTGATGGATCAAGTTCAAGTTCAGTTTCTACAATTTCAGAAACTGGAACATTAAACTCATCACTGCCCATCTCATATAATTCAGCAGTTAGTTTAAAGAATTGAATTTCTCCAAATTGATAGAAAGGATTTTCTTTATTTACAAATTTAATTTCATATAAATCTTGTGTTAATGGATAATATAATAGGTCTCCCTCATTAGGTCTTGTTAATACATCAATATCAATTGAATTATATTCTTGTACAGAACTTTCCCATCTTCTACGCGAAACCCTGAACACGATTTCATCCGTAATTCTTAAACCAAATTTACTTATAAACTCACTGTTTTCGTTAAATCCCTCTACATTTTGTAATAACATTTCAATCTGAAATTGATTGTTAAATTCAGATCGAATTATATCATCCAAAATTCCATCAGATATTATTTTACGTGGAAGATAATAAATATCTGATCCATATAATTTTATTTGCTCATCTACTAAATCTTGATAAAGACCTTGCTCGCCAGAAAATCCTTTATGATACTGGGGAAAATAGTGACTTGTTGGCATCTTATCCTATCATGTCTAAGGGTGGTTCTGCATACTTACTCAATACTTCACTTTCTATTTGTTGAATCTCCAACAAAGCATCTTCATAAATTTGTCTTCCATTCATGGTAATACCACCAGGAAGTTGTACATTATTAAATTTAATTAAATTTTGACCCCATTGTTTTTTAATCAATGAAGTTGCATATCTTTTTAAAAATATATCATTATACATTTCAGTTGCATCGTTAGGGTCTAATAACCGATGTGCTTCAATTAAAAGAAAATTTCCTTCTTTTACAAACTTTTGTTGGATGTCTAAGTATAATCTATCACGACGCATGTTATATCTAAATTGCTGGAAAGATCCATTATTGAGAACATGATCTAATGTTTCCAAATAAGACTTGACCATATAATAACTAAGGATATCAATATTACCAAATTGATAAATATCATTTAAAAATAATTGATATTCAAGACCAAATAAATTAGATCTAATATTACTACCAACTATGCCAAATATTTTACTCACTCCAACTACATGAGGTGGAACTGGAATATAATTATTGTCTTCGATCCATTGCGAAGAACTTGCAGCAATTGGTGAATTTGAAGTAGTATCAAATCTTGTAATATCATCAGCAGTTAATTCATATGCAAGGTAGCACCTCTCCATTCCATTGTAACAATTTTCTTGAAAAAATTGAATGGCATCATCTACACAATCATCAACTTGCTCATCGTCAACATTAATTTCAAGAACAGGAGCACCCAAACGCCTCAAACAATAATCTGTAAATTCAGTTCTACTTGCCGGTTGTGCCATTATTCCAACTTACTTTTTTAATTATTTATGATAGTAATTATTCTGCAGGCAAAGGATCAATAAACATAAAAGTAGATCTTAAACTTTTTTGATATTGTTCGTTTGTAGTAATATCTACCATATCTGTGACTTCTGAAGGTGGTGTTGGAAATGTTAACGGAAATGTATCTCCATTTGGGAGATCTCTTAATGCTTGTCTCCAATCTTTAAACTCTTGCGATAGACTAGTTTCGCACTCAACACTTTTAATCACTAAAACATCAGACACTTCTAAAGCTTCGTTTCTAATTTCTCTCATTAAATTATATCTTAAGAGTTCTTGATTAGCATCAAAAGGAAATGTAATTGCATCCCATTCCGATTGAGATAATTGAACAACCCCTGCTTCTATAGGTTGATCTGTGATATCATAGTCGTCAGCAGCAGTACATAAAAAATACGGAACAATACCATCTTCCATTTCATGAAGGATAGTTATGCCATTAAAATTTGGTGTTTTATACTTGTGTCTTTGTTCGGAAAATGTCTCTACGTTAATTGCTCCAATGCCTGTATCTACGTGAGTTAAATGAATTTTAATATACATGAGTTTAATTTAATTTTAATGCAAAAAATGTAGAATTTGTCGTTAATGTAAAAAGAGAACTAGATACTCCATTAAAACGTCTTCTTGACACTGCTAATAGATCATTGGCAGATAAATCTAATGCAATAGAACAATTTGCTGAACTGTTATAATGATTATCACTATTAGAATTACCTCTAATATAAGTGTGACTAACTTCATTTCCAATCACACTACCATTTACAGTAATTTCAAATCCATATATAGTTCTTAATGTGTTTACTGTTCCACTAAAATCTATATCAAGATTATATCCAACTAAGTACCTCCCATCAGTTCCTACTTTAATATGATTAGTTGTAACTTCACCAGAACCTAACGTAAAAGATACTTGATTATCTGTAGTAGTATTTAACCAATTAGTGAATTGAGACGGAGTATTACTTGTTCCTATAGTTGTCTGTAAAAGATTTACTTTATAGCACTCCGTTGTTTCGTTACTACCACTCGACCCTGAAGGAAAATTTTGCCATGTTGGAGCACTACTAGATCCATTAGAAGTTAAGTATTGACCATTAGATCCTTTTGATCCGTTTCCATCGATGATAGAACCTTGTAAAATTAAATCATCGTTTATGATACTGTTTGGTTTTAATAATGCCATAATTAGGTATATGTTTTTACTTTAACTATTGAAATAGAACTTTTAGGTGGATTTAATTTAATATTATTATTATTAGCTGCACTAGCATCTTTTTGGAATAAAATACTAATTTGTTTACCCGAATCTAATCTAAGTATGGATTGAAAATTGGCAGTAGATTCTCGATGACTAGCACTTTGTCTATTATAAGTATGTCTACACGTATCTGAAATTCCGGTGCCATCAATTGCCAACCTATTTTTTATTGTTGCTCGTCTTCCTGTAGTGCAAGAATAATATAAATGTACTGTAATTAAATAAAATCCATTAGATGGAACTGTTATCCTAGTTCCATTATTAGTCCAAGAGGCACTGTTAGTTGTAAACACATTACTTGTGTTCATCCATGCCAGTTCTGTTTCTGATGTTACAAATGGATCTAAGTCACTGACACCTGCTCCATTGAACTGACAATAAGTATCTAATGGAGTAGATCCACTACTAGCACCAGAAACAGACACCCATTTTGTAGTTCCTCCAGTACTGAGTAATACTTGACCTGAAGTTCCTGCTGAACCCGTACTATCTAACAGAGGTCCATCTAGTTCCAGAGATCCATAAATTTTTGTTTCATTTAAATTTGCCATGATTTTATTTTAATTGTATTATTTCTATAAAACTAGAATCTTCTGTTAAGTTTGAATCAGCATTACTGTTAGTTCTTCCAGTTGTGTGTTCTAACCATTGAACTGATACCAAATCTCCAGAGTCCAATTCCATTAATGTAGATTGATTTGAACTAGTATTAGATATAGTTGTTTGCGCTCTCATATACGAATGTGCTGCAACATATTCATTTGGAGTTCCATTGATTGCAATTGCAACTTGAGGTCCTAATCGATCATTATGGTTTGTTGATGTTGATAATTCCCAATTTAAATTTATCAAATACAGTCCGTCATTAGGAACTTCAATCGTTGAATTTGTTACCGTCCAAGAACCACTAGAAAATACTGGTGTTGTATCCAACCATGATGGTGTGAAATATGTATCACCAGCATCAGTATTGTCTATTTTTATACCACCCTCAGGTGTGTTCTGGTTAATGGAATCTGAAGCACTGAAAAATAGAACTAAATCACCAGACTGTAATCCAGTTAAGGTTAAATCATTAGTAGTATTTTCCTGATTTGTACCACCCACATAGGTTATTTGACTAGCAGATCCTAATTTTTTTAATTCAAGGGTATATGCTTTGTAATTGTCACTTCCAGAACCACCAAATATACCCGGATCTTCTGATCCTGTACCTGTTAAAGATTTATATGCTGTCATCACAGTACAATCCTCACCAACTGTATCTTCTACTTCGGCAAGAGTATATCCAGTAGGAGCAGTAACTGAAGATGCTATGTCGTCATCATCAAGTATACCAACAATAAGAACCATAGAATTAGAATTATTAACGGTGATTGAAGCAGGATCTGGCATACCAGTTGAACTCGACCGTGTTGCAGTACTTCCAAAAGGATCGGTTGGATCAACACCTCTAAATGCAATCATTACATGCACACTTTGTGATGTAAGATTACTTGCCGATACAGATGTTCCAGTAGAAAATTTATAAAATGCGGAACTATCTGGAATACTATCATTATCAGGTTGAGTTCCTGTTCCATCAACTGCAATCCAATTCCCGCCTACTAAAGAGCCAACACATTTTATATAAGGTAATAATGTTTCACCACTAACTGATGGAAGTTTTGGTCGTAATGCTATCGTAAATCCTTTATTTTCATCATCTCCACTCCCAGTGAAGGCAGGTGGATCTTCAGATCCTGCTGTAAATTGTTGTTTGCCTGATATGGCAATTGTATTGCCAAATGTACCAGAACTATTAGAACTACCTTGATCATCAAGTATTTTTATACGCTCATAACCATCTGGTAGATTGATTGTCTCTGCTACATTATCATCATCTATAATACCAACAGAAAGAATTAAACATCCATCCGTAACAGTAGTAATTGAAGGAGAATTTGGCAATCCAGAAGATGCTGTATTTTCGACAGCATTTACATCAAACGGAGTTGAGGTATCCACACCTCGAAATGCAACCATAATATAGGTAGGATTGGTGCCAGATAAACCTGATGCTGTTTCTGATGTTCCGGTAGCAATTTTATAATATGCGGCACTATCTGGAGCATTATCATTATCAGGTTGAGTCTGCAATCCAGGTATTGCTGTCCATCCTCCAGTTGGAGCACTTTGATTTACACCATCCTCTGCCCCAAAAAATAATACTAAGTCACCTACAGCAATATCGGAGATGGTAACTGAACTCACCGAAAAGTCAACAGATTCCAGATTAACTATAGCAATACCTCCAAAATCCCACACCGTTTCGGTTCCAGTAGATTTTAACAATCCACCAGAAAATCCACTAAAATTTTTGTTATCAATTAAAGATCCATTAAGTCTTAAGTTTCCAACTGCCTTACTTGGTTTCAAATTTGCCATAAATTAAATATTATATTTCCAATTGTAGATATTTATATTCCATATCTATGGTACATAGTCTTCTGTAAATGGAGATAGTAGTTTAACAACACTATTGTAAATATTTTTTATTTCTAAATCATTTAGAGCAACACTATAAACCATGACGTTGTCTATATCTCCAGTCAAGTATGACTCAAACGTTTCATGCTCTGCTCCTCCAATTGAAACATTATTGGCACTACTTGTATTAATAGCAAGTGTTGGGTTGGAAGTGGTTAGAGATGTTATTTCTCTACCATTAATCCAAATTTTAATATCAGCAATCGTACCAGAATCAGGACAGGTAACAGCAAACATATTTTTATATGTTAAATTGACGGCATTAGTTGTCTCTACATATCCACTGCCAATTTCTACTCTAAATTTATTAGTTGAAGTTATTCTGCAAGTAAATCTCTGACCAGAAGAATCAGCACCATATGAAAATGGACGTGAATCAGTAGCAAGTGATACTGGTCTTACTGAAAATATAATTGTTCTTGCACTAGTTCCAGTTACTCCAGTATATGCACTACCAGAACTACCATCAACAACACCAGCACCATCACCATAGAATGGTGCTGTCATATATTTTACACCATTATATGCATAACTACCCCCAGTAGAATTGGCAAATCCTCTTTGAATATATAACAAGGCATTAGCTTCTTGTCTATTGCCACGAATTACAAGGTCCCATCCTGACCCCGATTTATAAAAATCTTGATATGAAGAAATTACTTCTTTGCGATATAAATTAGATACAGTATTACCACCTGTTGGGTTTATAGTGTGATCACTATAAAAATTTGTATCACTAGAAACATTATAGGACCATCCGTTAGTAGCACCACCATTACTTACATTGCCTAATGTATAATACAAATCACCTCTTACATGATTGATTATGGAAGATGCACCACCTCCGGTTGTCAAATCTTTAAATTTTATATTTTGTCCAGGTAATAGTTTAGGTGTGAATTGTCTTTTAAAACCTTGATATTTTGGTACTGGACCACCAGAACCAACCTGAAAATTAGAACTACTACCTGATTGAGCAGCAAATGGTAATGTTAAATCTCTATCATTTCCACTAATATCTTCCCAGAAAAAATCTGCAGGAGAAAATGCAGTTGGAGTCTCATCTGCAGTATTTGTCGATGGATAAGATCTTCCCGTACCCCAAATAATTCTAGCGGCACCAGCACCACCACCAGCACCATTTCCATTAGTAGCAGTAGTACCTCCACCACCTCCTCCACCACCACCATAATTTCCTCCACTTCCAGCATCATCACTAGAACCATTAGATCCATTACTTCCACCAGAACCTGCACCGCCTCCATTGCCAGGAGATCCTGAACTTCCAGCACTACCATTAGATCCTTCTCCCAAAAGACCTACACCGCCACCGCCGCCGCCTCCATCATTATTATTACTACCGGCACCACCACCTCCTCCGGAACCACCGGAACCACCGGAACCACTACCTCCGTCACCACCTCCAGCACCTCCATTACCAGAATATCCACCGGCACCACCACCAGCACCACCACCAT